TTATCAAATTGTTTTCTGAATGCTCTTGCTTTTTCATTAGCACCTAGTGATGCAAAGTCAGGGTCTTTTAACAAGTTTCTTAAAACTCTTATAATTGTTTTTTTTGCAGTAGCACTAACACCAACAACATTTGCAGCTGCGACCCTTTGACCATAAGCTAAGAATGCAGCAATCCAAATACTTTTATATTTTTCAATGTCTAATTTTTTTTCATACTTAGCAAAGTTTTTTGCATACCATAAAGCAACACCTAAACCAATATCTTTAAACAATTCTTGATATACATTCTCAAAAAAATTATAAGGGAAAAAACTTTCGTAATTAATATTATTAGTTTCTAAATAATAATTTACAGATTTGTAATATTCATCTCTATAAAATTTACGAATCTTTGGTGTAATTTTTCTTTCCTCTGATGCTAACTTCTTAGCATAATCTGTTTTCCAATCTTTGAATTTTTTTTGCATTATTCATTATCTATTTGCTTTAGCTTTCTTTCCGAGTATCTTAACATTGCTTCACCACCCCAACCAAGAAAAGCTACATATCCCTTATCTCTATATGGCTCATCTTTAAATTTAGGATTTATCTTATCGTAACCACCACCTTTAGTTCTTGATAAGAAACTAAAAGTTCTTTTTAATGTAGATAAGGATAATTTCTCTCTAGCTATTAATTGATTCATTCTAGCTAAACCAACCTCAGTCATTCCTTTTACCTTATCCCTACCATGCTTATCAATCCAATTCTTTACTCTCTTTGCATTATTTGTAGCACTTTGTGGATAATCATCGTAACCTTCTTGTTTTTTTTCTTGTTTCTTTGAACTCAATGGATGACCACTAGGAAATAAATCTGTATCGTGTTTACCACTTCTAAATTTACCATTTTTAAGTGCATATAAAAAACTATTTACTCTAGCTAATGCCCATTGGTCAGCACTCCTGACACTAGGTCTAACACTTTGCGGATTAGTATTGTATGCACCAACACCTCTTTTAAATACAGCTTTTAAAGTTCTTAGATTTGTTTTTTTACTTGCAGCTGTAACACTTGCATTGTGGTCCTCAACTTTTTTTTTTAGTGCTTTTTCTATTTTTGCTGACACTTGTTTTTCTTCTTCTTCATCATGATAATATTTAGTTCTTTCTATATATTCATCATGCGAATCAAAAGGCATATAATAAGTCATACCATCTCTTTCGTGTATATGGCTACCTGAGCCGCCTAGCTCTCTAGCTCTAGCATCAGCTTCTTCTTGTGTTGTATAAGTATCTGGCATACCAGTAACTTGATACTTTATTTGCATTTTATCAACATCTTCTGTTTTATTTGGTTCAGGCATATCTACATCACTACCACCAATCGGCAGTAAATTAACTGGCACAAAGTAATCATTAAGTGCATCATTATCTTCCTCAGCATATGACATTGCAGCTCTTTTTTCGTTAGGTGTTAGCCACCAGGAACTTGACATTTGTGTAACGACTTTGTCCATCTCTTCTTGCAATTCTGGTATAACACTAAAATCAAAATCAATAAATAAATCTTCACCAAATTTTGGTGTTAGCCATCTGTTTAATTCATCTCTAATTTTTAACAACTCAGGAATGACAGCATTTTGATATAATGCTTTTTTAGCTTCTTTCATGTTATGATAACTAGCGGAATCTGTATTGTTAAGAAGTTGTACAGGGACATTAAATATATTACATAAATCTTTTATGGATGCATTATATTGTTCTATTAAAGAAAGGTCTGATGCAGATAATCCAAAGTTTACCCATGATAATTTTTTAGGTGTAATAATAACATCACCAGCATTATTACTTGATTGATATGTATTTTTAAATTTATCTTTTAGTTGTTGTGCCTGTACTTCATTTAAATCACCTTCATCTGACATCAACACACCTCTTGCCATTTGGTTCTGTAAATATTTAACACCAGTTTGTGCGGCTTCATTATTTGTAGTCATTGCTCTAAAACCAGCTTTTAGTGGTGATTGACCATATAGATGTGAACCAGTACCATCATAATATGGGTTAAAATCTTTTATATGACAAATCTGGTCTGCTGGTATTTTGAATTGACCATTATACTCAACACTATATTCTTTTACAGGTTCTAATATTCCACCACTTATTACTTCCATTATTTGTGATGGCATTACATACAGCTCTTTATATTTACCAACATTATCACCAGTGTCAGGACCAATACCATAAATAAATCTATTACCAGTTAGTTTACCAAAAGCAACTACTTCGCTTATCCATGATGCATATGATTGTGCTGGATTAGGTCTATCTAATAACATATCTAAGTCAGTATGTTCTAGTTCTACTAAAGCGTGTTTTTTAATTAGCTCTGATTTATGAATAATTGTGCCATCCATAAATCCGCTGGTCATTGCTTTATATTTTTTTAGTTGTGATTCGTTTACTTTTTTGAATACATTGATTGGCACAGAAGATGCAGCTTTACTTATTAAGTTTATTATAGAATATACAGTGGCATTTTTTCTGTAACCTTCATTTATAAAATTTTCATCATTTTCAGTATTGTATATAACACTATGCCCTAGATAATTATATATTGCTCTGTTATACTCTTGTGCTGTTTGTTGTGTGTTTTTAACAATAAGGTTTCGTAATCTCTCAAAGAATGATGCCATCTATACTAATTTTTTTGTAAAAATACAAAATAATAAATTCTTATATTATATAACGAAAAAATCATACCTATTTTTAAATCTTGAATATGTTGCATATCTAATTGAATCCATAAGGTGTTCATTACCTGGTCTCGGTTTATTTATTATAGTACCATCTTTGAGTTCTTCCCAAAGATAACTTTGTTGTTCTTTTGCAATGTTTTTTGATTCCTTACTTACATATACATCAAACTCTTTTAGTAATGATATACCAGCATTTATAGAACCCTGACCTTTAACAGCTGGTTTCGCAAGTATGCCCATTTGTTTTAATTCTTCTATTGATTTTGGTTCGGCACTATCACAATACATAATATAATTTTGCAAGTTATTACCTTTTATAAAATTAGCAATGTCTCTGTTAGTCATGCCTTTTTTATAACATAATTCATGAATGTATAATCTATCATTTTGTTTGCCTACAATACAGATGCCCAAATTATCCATAGAGAATCCAAAATCACAACCTAACACATAGTCATCTAGTTCAGGAAAATCTTTATAAGGAATGTAATTCCAGTTTCTAAATATTTGTCTTTCACTATAAACAGCTCTTTGTCCTTCGCCATATACACGCCAATACTCTGGGTCTCTATCTCTTAATCTTTCTATTTCTAGAATTAATTCTTTAGGCAGAAACTTATTGTCTTTATATGTTGATGTATATAACTCTGCATCATCTCTATCACATAAATCATAAATCCAATGCACTGGGTCTGATGGGTTAAAGTCAATCATAATATTTTTTCTAGTTCTCATTGCTATTTGTCTATATTCTTCTAAAAGCAATTCATTACCCTCATTGAGCCATGCAATGTCTCTAGCTGAACCTCTAATTTTTTGTGAATCATCTGCGCTAAAAAACTCTAGTGTATGACCATTGTATGTAAATGTGTTTTCTGATTTATTAAACACGCCATCCCAATATAAACCAATATCCTTTGAAATATTTAAAAAGTCCCTTAACACAGACCTTTTAAGTGCTGGTAATGTTTTTCTTATAATGCTTATAGTTAATGGCTCTTTACTTGATGTAATCAAATACAAACAATATTGCATAAGCGAATATGTTTTACCGCTACGAGAACCGCCCTGAAATATTTTTAATCTGGCTTCGGAATTATATGCTTCGTAAAATTGTTTGTTACAATACTGTTCTACTTTTTTTCTGTTGCTGGTTTCCATTCATAAATTTTACTTTGTGCATCTACATCATGTTTTATTTCTTGCCTTTCAACATATCCTCTTTTTTTACCTTTAGTTTTACAGTAGAATATAATGCTTGTAGTGTCGCCATCTTTTATTTTTTTATGTAATTGTGTTTCTACAAAATCTAAAGTTTGGTCTTGTATGTCATCAACTGATGCCCTGAAATCTTTGTCATTATTATACCAATTATAATAAGTTGCACGAGCTACTTTAACTTGTTTACAAGCGGCTGTAACAATGCCTAAATTATCTTCTAATGCAGATATTAGTTTCTTTTTTATAGTGTCTAATTTGTCCATTTTCATATGACAAATTTAAACAAAAAAAAAGAGGAAGATAAGTTAGTGTGTCTTTTGACTCCTATTTCTTATCGACCTCTTTGACCTGACTTGTAAAAAACTAAATTAAAATAGTTATTAAGTTAAACTATATTGATGTCAGGATTTGTTATGATAACCTTACCTCTACTCGCTTACCAGCTAAAAAAGAATTAAGAGATTCAATATGATTTCTATCTTCTTGTGAAAACAAACCATGAAAAAAGTTTCTACTACTTATTTCTTTATAACTTGCAACTTTTAAGTTGTGATTCCATAATTGATATTTACCAATAATATTATTTAGTAAACTAATTTGCTCATCATACATTTTTAATTCAGCTTTATGTATATTTTGTTGTAGTTCAACAGCTTCTTTAATCATATCACCTATACCATCTACTAAGATTAACCTTCTATGGTCAAGTCCGCTAATGTCTGATGGTCCTGTTGAATAATTTTTTTCTAATATAAAAAACTGTTTAAGTGGTTTCCATCCTGTAACACTTAATTTAAATGACACAGCATAGTCATTAGCAGACCTTCTTAAACTAAACTTACAACCAAATTTATAGCTGTAATAATCTGACCCTCTTTGCTCAGAAATTTTTCTATCTTGATGATATGCATTAAGTAAATTTTGTAAATTAAATTTTTGCGATTTTGTTAATTTTATGATTTCCATTTTTATTGTGTTTGTATTAATATACATCAAATATATAAAAAAATTTTTAAATAACAAAAAATATTTTACTTTTTTTTTACTTTTTTGGTGTTTTTATCATATAAATACTTGTATAAATCCCATATTTTATCACTTGCTTCTGATTGATTTTTATAAATTTTAGAAGATTTTTGTATTTTACCATTATTATCTACCTCAATAAAACACCTTTTACTATTCTTTATTGGTACTATATAAATCTTAACACCTTTTTTTAAACACCATGATTGAGCTTCTAAATAAATATTCATTCTATACTTTTATAAATTAAATTTAAATCTTCATGTCGTTCTTTTAATAAATCAATATACAAAGCATAACCTAATGTTAAATAGTTTATTGCATCACAATATCTTGATTCTATTGGTTCTGCCTGATGCATATTAGGATTTGTAGAATGACTAAGTATTGATTGTATATGTTTATGAAGAAATACACCCCATACTTGTAATGGTTCTAGCTTAAGCTGTTTAGCTGTACTTTTAAAATTATTTAGTACATCATCATGCATTAGTGTATACTCAGGGCCTTTATCGCCCATAATATCATTTGCCATTTTATCAATAGCTTTGTTTAGTTTATTAAATTCTGCTTGTGTCATATTATTTACCGTTAGACATTTCGTTATATAATTCTATTAATCTGTCTGTTTTTGCTTCTGCTATTAATCGTTCTACTTCTTCTTCGCCATAGTGCGCGCAAAGTGCTTCGATCATAGCCT